CATTTGACACCATATGAATGTTTCTGCCTAATTGGGCCTAAATTTGGTGATGATGGTTTGACTCGTAAAGAGCTCAAACGAGCTCACACCAAGGTTTGTGACCAATTGGGTTTGCGCATGAAATTTGAAACATGCTTGCCCGATACCGGCGTGACCTTTCTGGCGAGGGTTTACGTCGATCCTTGGACAACCAGTACAACAATGCAGGACCCACTTCGAACTTGGAGAAAACTGCATCTCACCGCCAGAGACCCTAATGTTCCATTGGAAACAGCCGCTCTTGACCGATTAGACGGCTACTTGATCACTGACCGGTTCACTCCGATAACCAGCGATTATTGTCAGATGATCCAACGCAATTATATTGCAAAGGTTGGTGAAGATTCCAAGAGAGCTCAAAGGTTGTCAAAAGATCGTGAGAAATCATACTGGTTGACGCAAGGTGGCGCTTGGCCCCAGGATCCCAAAGATCATGACTTGATGTTTGATTGCATTTCGGCGAGAACTGGATTTGATAAGGAAACTTTGGAAGAATTCAGGTTACATCTGCAACAACTCAATAATCCCTGGGAGCTCCGTCCCCTCAATCGAACTGAAGAGCCATGTCCCTACAAGGACACCCTCGATGAGGATGCTATGCCGACGGAGCCATTGGACGCTCGTCAAATACAAGAAGATGTCGAAAGTAAGCATTTACGAGCAAACCCTGAGACTACCCGAACAAGTGGCAGAGAAGATCAACCCACTAGTTCAGGAGCTTCGCAATCTGAAAATAGAGGACGAAGCCATCCAGAAGGATCTGCTAAATTTCCAGGCCTGCCTAAGAACAACAATCGAAAAGGTGGGAAGGGCGGTGACAGCACTAAAGCAAAAACCAAGACTGGTGCTGGCGCTGAAAGGAGAACCAATACCTCCAAACAGCCAAGACCGCAAAGAGCAAATAAAAGCCCTCAAGCAGGCCCTTCAGGTGTTGGAAGACCAAGAGGGAACTCAGGTGCAGGAACCGCACAAAGCAAACCTGTAACAACTGGTTAATAATCGCGTTAACTGATC